TGCAACGGACGCTGTGGACGGATCGCCAGAACCGCCCACCCACGTCCACGAGCGGTTATCAAACTGGAACATACCCCTATATTTTCCAGACGGATTAACTGCTCTTGGATTTAATGACGACTCACAAACGGCTATTTTCCGGTAATCATCTGCAAGTAGTTCAACGTCATTAAAATATGGATCTATTAAAAGTATCTCTAAAATTGTGCTGTTTCCCATTCTACTTTTTCATCAGCTGCTGGAAGACCTGAAGGTGCTTGCCAAGCATGTACTGATTCTGAGATTAACTGTTGGTTGTCCAAAAGTTTTTTTACCATTCTGAAAGGTATCTCTTTCACCGACTTAATTGGCAGGTCGTTAGTATCTGATAGGAATTTGAGTAAATCACCATGATTACAATCACCTGAATAACTTTGTTTGAATAAACTGTATAGGTAATTTACTTGCTTTTCACTAGCCGCTGTTCCTTTAGGTGAATAACTTGAGGATTCGCTGTTTGTATACTCTGCTATCACTTTGCCACCTAAAGCGCTAATTTTGCCCTCTACGGCCTTTGTAGGGCTATCTGGTGTCTGCCACGGGTCATTTTCTGGGTTCACTCTTTGCACTTCCTCTCTTGAAGCAATACCTTTAGAAACCGCAATACCAAGAGCTGCAATAGCACGACCCCAAGCACTTGTTTCTAATGTCATCATTTCTGCCCCGCGTGCAAAACCTTTAGCAGGAACACGTTCCCACGCCCAACCTGCGGCATGATACAACTCACCTCTGACTGGGTAAGCAAAAGCTTTACCATAAATATAAGTTTCACCATTTAATTCAATAATGCCCCTGTAATCAAAAGATAAAAGACCTTCGGGATAGGCAGCATAAAACATTTGTATGCGATCTTTAACCTCAATATAATTCTTCAAATAATCCATTTAATTCACCCCTATAAATAGTCCGTAAAATTCTTGTAGCTGTTGCATTTTGTTTTCACAATCGCAAGTATCAAACATGCACCTAGTTCTGTGGTAATAATCCATAGTGTGATATGCGTGGGCTAGTAAGTGTGATATTGGATACCAAACTTTGTCCATGTATTGCACCTTTCGTTAATCAGAGGCTAGAACAAAGGTGTGTCAAAAGGCTGTATTGAATTATAACAATTTGATAACGGCTAGTGCCAGAGTTCACCCTCAGCTATAAACGAGCCGTCTTTATTAAAAGGTACTAACTCAGGCTTAACTATGCCGTCTTGCTCATAAAGTATTCCAAAGCCTGCCTGCCAGTTAGCGTGTCCTTCTTTCATGTAACGCATACCAGCAGAATTCAAATCGCATAAGTGACCGACTTCAGCGCCCCAAAGTGTTGAGAGTTTGCCTGCATAACCAGTACTAGCAGAACTTATGCCTTGCCTATGTGTGTGACCGCAGATTACATTCTTGCCTGTTCTTACAGCTAGTCCAAGAGCGGTTTGCCCTGCGCCTTGATAGAGCCTACCTTCGTCACCATGAGCCATGATTACGTTCTTTGCAACTTCGGTAAGTGATCTGTTGTATTGCACGTTTATGTCTTTGTCGTTGTAACCTAAAAGGTTTTCTATTTTAATTGCGTCAAGTACTGCAAACGCTGGCGCATGTCTAGCCACATATTTTTCTATGCGAATTGTGTGGTTGCTTCGTTGTATAATAAAGGGCTTACTGCGTCCAATAGCCGAGCGGAATTCTTTGAGTAAGCCCCTAAGACCTATTATATTCTTTTGCAAAGAGCCTTCAAACTCTAGGGCTGTACCACGCGCATATGTAGATATCGTTTGACAATCAAGCTCATCACCCACACTTAAAAGTGCATTAGGTTTAACGTAATCTATGTAATCTAAAAGACTTTCAACATAAGACTTCTTAATAAAAGGGTACTGCAAATCCGAGATTATGACGTAACGTTTCACGTTACCTCTTTCGTTTGGGTGGTGTCCCTAACTGTGTGTTAATACTATCTATAGTTGTTGCAATTCGAGAAACCTCAATTTGTAGGCGTGTTACTTTATCATTCAAACTTGTTCCAGAATTAGGAAATAACTGTGATTTCATTTTAGTAATTTCAATAGTCACTTTAATAATAAAAGCAAGGACTGTTATCAGTAAACCAATAATGCCTACAAATTCGTTAATCACGTTCCGTCATGCCAATTTGGATCATAAAAATCGTCTTCTTCTTCTTCCGGTGTAATGCTGTATTCGTACTTTTCTGAAGCGTAGTTTATTATCCCGAATATTGTGTGTTGTGGCATGTCCGTATTGGCTTGTATTCTTATTGTTTTTTTACGTCCGTCAAAAGTTTCCAGTAAGCAAACAAAACCTGTAATAAGTTTGCCGTCTTGATGAGCGGTGTTAATGACCTTTACTAGCTCTTGAGCCATAACATCAGGTAGTTCAATAGTTTCTTTTTTAGCTTTAGGTTTAGGCTTTGACATTCAAATCTACCCCATTAAGTTTGTTAGTCCAGCCAAGATATTTGTAGCCCCATTTATCTTTTACACTTGTGTAATAAGTAAGACCTATCAAGTCCTTGTCTGGAATGTCGGTAGACCAAATATAGCCTGCTTTATGGGATTGAATGGCAACATGTCCAAAACGTCCGCCTTTCCAAAAATGTGTTGCACCTATGGGCGCGGTCATTGGGTCAATAAACTTATTCTTTTTAGGTGTGTTATCCCATGCACTAATAGCACTAGGAAACTTTGCGGGAATATTCCAGGCTAAACGACAAGTCTTGAGACACATACCTTTAACACCTGTTTTACGTTCAATGTGCCACTGTTGCATTTTCTCTGCGGCTTGACGACCTAGCATTAGTGCTCGTTGTTGTCTTTGACCTTAACGTAGCCAAAAGTGCTGTCGCTAGGTGAAATCCACCTAAGTAATGGTGGCAAAATTGCTGCTAAACCTGCGGCTAGTAATGCTTGCGGATCTGTTACACCTGCAAGATAACAAGCTATTGCAGCTGCTAAAAACGCTCTGCCGTATGAAGCCAAAATTGCTTTGTAGTTTGTCATAAGATTGCTCCTATCTCCTCTGTGGTTAAACCAAGTTTTGTGTAGGCAGAAACTTTTAATGCTTTTTGTGTTTCTTTTTCTGCTTGTCTTAAATCAGATTCTTCGTTATCTGTTTCACGCTGAGCAATAAAAGCTTCTTTAGATTTGCCTATAAGTTCAATGCGTTCAGCACCATTTTGTACAAATATTGTTTCTTCTTTATTTTTAGCCATTGTCATATCCTTAAACAGCGTATCCATAAACTGAAACTGTGCCAGTAATTGTGCCGGCACTTGCAATAAAAGTGGCACTATCGAAAGAGGTAGTTGCGTTAAAGCCACCACCAGTTTGTCCAATAGCCATTTGAGCACCTAAGTTGTATGGGTCTTTCATTGTTGTAAGCAATATTAAAGTTTTTGCTGTTGCTTGTGGTCTAAACAAATCGATTGTCATAGGATTATCGTAAGCCTGTTGGTATATAACTTCCCAAGAAGTTTGACTTGTGGCACGACCAGCAAGCAGAGATGTATTATTGATGTAAAAATTTTGAAAAGAATAATTGGAAGTAGTATTGTCTGTGCCGGCTGCTCTTAATCTCATTGTTAATTGACCAACACTATTAACTTCTGCTAAATACATAATTCTGTAATTTGTGTAAGTTGAAGTAAAAGTGTTTGCAGGTAAAGATACTGAGGAAACAGCACTAAAAGAAGTTGTGTTAATTTTTACTAAACCAGGTGTTGAAGCTACATAAACTCCAAGAGTGCTATCAATAGCGTTACCAAGTGTGCGAATAGCACTAGCACCATTTTTAACTAAATCGGTATCGGCGGGAGTAGTCCAGCCATTATTTGTAGTTGTAGGCATGGTATCTAGTTTATCCCTTTCTTAAGCAACGTCAAGCCATATCAAATCGTTAGGCAAGTTTTGCCATTGTGTTACAGGGTTATAATCTTCCCATTGAACATCAAGGGTAGAATAAACAGAATTAGATATTGTCATTTGTAGATCTAAAGTGTTTTTACTAAGAGTCCAAATCCAACCTTCACAAAATCCTTCAAATACTCCTGAGCTAATAATGCCTGTTGGCAGGTTAGTTATGGCTATAAGTGAGTCCATAGAAACACCTAGCAAAGAATCCCTTACCGCGTTTGTAATATTAGAATTTGCAAGGTTTACGGAAACAGAGTCCAAAGAAATTTTAGGATTGCCACGTAACTCTACAAGTCTTACAGCTTGTTCTTGAGCGTCTAACTGTTCAGCCAAAATAGTAGATATAACGTTTTGCAGTAAACCATAGGTATTTATAGACTCGTCGTTTTCTGCGGCTTCTTCGGCTACTGGATCATTGTACTGAATTACAACTGAGTTAATAATGTCTGTGGTTTGAAGTCTTGTAATAAGCCCTTCGCTTGAAAGTATGTCTGCGTCTACTGTAATTGTGTTTGTGCCATAATTTTCACTTCGTCTTTCAGCGTCCGCGTAACCAATATTGCCGTTACCTGTTTCATACAAATAACCTAAACCAGTTTGGGAAGTTGTATCTGTCAGCTCATAAGCAGGACTAATATCAACGGCTCTAGCTAATACTTCGTATCGTCCTGTGTCAATAACATCTATGCCTTGCACACCATAATTAGCCCAAGTTACAGCTGCGTCAATGTCGTTCCAAGTTTCAGTATTACTTAAATCTTCCCAAGCAACATAAAGGGTTTCTTCTAAAATACGTTCAATACGTTCTCCGTCAAATTCTTGTGGGTAAGCAACTGTGCCAGCGTAACGTTTAACAAGTAAAGCCAAATTGCCTTGCGCTTGTACTTGTACTGTGTTTGCGTACTGGTCGTTAGCGCCTGCACCTGCTAAAGAGTTTTGCACACTTGAGACTTCACCTGTAAATAAATCAACGTAAGCCAAAGAAGTATCCTTAACCTGAATACTTACAACATCAAGCAAGTTAATTGTTGGGCTTGTACCCGATAAGTTTAATAATTCTAGATTGCAGTATGAAGGTTGTGTTGCCTCAAACAGGTCATTACGTCCCGCTGTAATTGTTGCGTTGCTTAAAACGTCGTTAGTGTATTCAGTTCCCGCTATTGTTATCTTAAATACAGGTGTAAAAATTGTCATGGTTAGCGTATGCCAAGACCAAGACCAGAAGTTTTGTTTGCAGTTGTTAAGACTTTAGTTATTGTTCTAGCTGTGCCTTGCGGATCTATAGCACCTTTAACATTGTTTACAATATTTACAACTGTTCCTGTAGCTTGTTTAACGGCTGGGGTTAGGCTCAATAGTTGTGGTGCAGGATTTATAAGTAGTTTGCCAATATCGGGTAAACGATTGTAAGCACTTATAGCACCTTCTATGGCGTCTATGATTGAAAGTATTTTGTCTAGAAAACCTTGTAAGCCTTTGTCGTTAGCCGCACCTGTTAGTTGTGCTACAAATTCATTAACCTTCATAGCAACTTTTCTTAATTCCTCACCTAACAAATAGGCTGAACCTTGAGCACTATTTAGATCAGTTTGAAACGTTACTGTGCCAGTACCAACATCATAAAACGCTCTTTTGAGTGACTCTGTTCCTGCACCTGTTAAACCATTAACCAGTTGTTCAATGACTGGTAGTAAAGTATCTGTAATTACTGTTGCAAACTTTTCAAGTATTGGAAGTAAAGCAAACCCTATTTGTTCTTTAGCCTCATCAACAGCCACGCTTATACGAGCCATGCGACCGGCAAACGTATTAGCGGCTGCGTCAGCTTGTCCTGCAAACGTTTCTGACAATACCTTTAAGGCAGCGTCTAAATCTTTATTTTTTACAATAGTATCGTCTAAAGGAACACCTAAACGTTTTAATGCAGAAAAGTTTCCGTCATAAAGTTTTGATAATCCTTCAGTAATTGTGGCTAAATCTTTTCCTGTGCCGCCAGCGATATCAAGCGCAAGTGTTTGAAGTTTTTGTGCTTTAGTGACGTCACCTGTTGATCTAATAAGTCTGTCAAGACTTGGACGTAATTGGTCGTCTGTTACACCTGTAGCTCTAGCTGTTTTGTCAATGTAATCTTCAACCGCTGCAATTTGTTGGTCTGTTGCTTTAGTTGTGTTACGTAAAGTTTGTGCAAGTGATACTTGGGCTTTCTCATCTTCAATAGCAGCTTTAACAGCGTCTACACCTATTTTTACTGCCATAGTTGCGGCAGCTGCGCCGACTGCTAAAAATGCAGCAGCACCTACTTTTAATGCGTCGTCAAGTTTGTTTGTAAAAGAGCGGGTTTCTTTATCGGCTTTATCTAAACCTGCAATAAAATCTTTTGTGTCAGCAAGAAGCGCGAGTTTAAGTGTCCTAATGTCAGCCATTAAAGTGAACCCTTCCAAGCGTCTCTAATACGTTCATAACCTTTTAACCATTCTTGTGCAATAGTCGGTTGAAATCTAGACATAGCAGGATACAACCACCACCCACGATTACCTCTACCTTGAGAAGGTGAACGTTTAGGAAATTGTTTAAATTGTTTAGATCCAAACTCACTACCCATTATCACATAGCCAGCACTAAAAGCACTAGACCCAACTTTACCTTTACCGCCAATACTAAAAGAAGGTGCTTTATCTGACTTAGATATTTTAATTGAATTAGCAACTGCTATAGCTTGTTTAGGATTATATGGTGCTCGACTAGCTGCACCTTTGGCATAATTACCACCACGTTCAGCTAAAGCCTGTGCAATTTGTTTCATATCATTTTTTGCAATATCATTCATTTTACTAAACGTACGAAGTAAACCACGATAATCTTTATCAACTGGGACAAGACTTATTGCTTTAGCCATTAGCGCGCTCGTTTAATACGTCGATAGCGGTAGCCCACATATCTGGATCTGCATTGAGCCAATAGTCGGGTGATATACCTGTGGCTATTGCCAACTCGACTGCTATCCGCCCGACGCTTCGGGCTTGGTAAAATTTGCTGTCTCAAAATCAACAGCTGCAATATCGGTGACTGTCGGTTTCCACGTGTCAATGCTTTCATTTTTTTTGGTAACACGTTGTTGAATTTTGTGACCCAAAAATAAAAGAAGCTGATTACTTGGACTGCTTTCTTCGCTAAGTATTTTAATGATTGAACGATTGTTGTAAAGTTCTTTTTCTGCTTGGGCAAGTTCATTTGGTCTAGTCCATTCTTCATAAACTTCACCTGTTTCTAGTTCCCAACGTATTTTTAATTTAAGCATTTTGTGTGCCCCTGTTCTTTAGTTTGTGTTACGCGGTTAGGTCTTCGGTTGGAATACCTACAACTTGTAGAGATACTGAACAAGTTTGTGCGTCTGCACCTGAAGCAGTAATTGGTGGATATTGTGGTAATACGTTACCAGTCAAAGTCACACCTGTTGTAAGTGTTAGCACAAAAGCAAGTGCTGTATCTTGTGCGCTTTCTTTTGCGTCCCATAATGCTTTGTATAATCTTCCCGGGCTTGTTTTACCAGCGTCGTTTAAGAATGTCAAATCT